AGGGCAATGATGGCTGCAAGCAACCGGACCAAACCAACTCACCTGTGTTGCTCTCCCTCTCATGTATCGCGTCTTTCAATACTTCGGCTGTGATGATGGCTGGTGTCCCGTCACTGAATACGTCGACGTCACCACTGCAGCCCGTCGCCTCCGTCTCCGTCGCTCATGCCGTGGATACATGCATATCTACAGCATCCGCCGTAAGCACTCAGACCGGAACCTAGACCTGTCTGATCTACCCTTTGCATTCTGTGCACAGTGAAAACACTGCTCGCCCTATCTACTGCCCTTGTGGCCCTTGCTATCTGGACAGACTACACAACAGCCCTAAGCTGTGCCAACAACACCGACAAAACCTACCAGGAGTGTAACCGATGACACTTTACGAACTAAGAGACCGGCGTTTTGTTGGCTCTTCTATTGGTTATTACAAGACGATCACGCTTGAAACCTTTGCAGATCGTGACCTAGCCCGTAAAGAATGCAATCTACTCAGGCAAAACAATTCTGAATCCTACGCCCACATTGTCACCATTGAATCATGATCACCCGTAAACAGTATCTAGCCTTTCAAGGTAACTCCGAAGAGCGCAGCACTATGCACCAAGCATTTTATGAACAGTTTGCAATTGAGCCTATTGTTTCATACATAGCAGGCAAGTTCAGCCCTGAAGAATTAGTTAAGGCACATCGTGAAGATTCAGCACTTAACACCATTGCACTAAACCGATGGGATGATGCAGCCCGCGCAATCTACCCGTGGATTGACAACGAACTGGTGAAATCTACGGGACAGTTGTGGTCACTTAGTGCCGGTGTTTGTACATGTAAAGCAGCAGCAAACATTTTAATAAGCCGAGCTATTGCTAAACCTGTTGCATAACATTTACCACTAAGTAACATCAACCCGGCAACATTTCAAGCCGGGTATATTTTCTGACCTTCACAATCACATCCCATGGACGCAGCCATGATTCCACTCAAAGGAATGAAACAACGTTGGTCTGTCAAGATCGGCAACGGCACAATGTTTGGTAACACAAAAGCAGAGATCCTGCAACGCTGTGCTGATCGCATTGCAAAAGCAGAGGCAGCAGGTCAAAGCTGGACACTAAACCACGAATGGCACAAAGCCAGGACATCATGGCCGCAAGTTGTAATTGTTTCACGATCTCATGGTGGGATTGTTGAATCATTTGAACACAACGGTTTTAAATTGCATTGGACTGACTCATGTGGTTCTCGTAGTGTTTATTTTTACGGGCGCAAACATGATACAAAGTATGATAATGCAAAAGATATACCACCTGAGGTGTATCAAAAACTTGTTGATTATGTAATGAATGCAAGTGGCAATCAACCACCTGCGATGTTAATTAGGCGAGAAGATCCTGGTCTAGGTATATTTATTCCAGAGATCGATAAAAAAGTTCTCGCGGCTGGCGGTGTGCCTGACGGCTGCATCCCTGCCAAATAATCACAATCACATCCCATGGACGCAATCACACGACTACAACACGCCCGATCAGTCAGTGACGGCACGCACCTCGCTGTCTACGAAATCAAACAAGTGTACGGCAGACCGTTGGCCTATCCAGTCAATGACCAAGCCGAAACATTCCAGGGACTCACATGTAGCAAAACACTACGGCCACATGACATCGCAAAGATTGAATCACTAGGCTTCACAGTAGTCACGATGCATGGTGAGCGTCTCAAACCTTCAATGATTGGCTGATCGCTCAACAAAAATGAATTTTCACAAATGGTTTGTCAAGTATGCAGGCAAAATTCGCACCACGGGACAGGGTTCAAGTGGACACGTCACGGTCAAAGCTGTGTCAGCAAACCACGCCATTACCCTGGCATTGGTAGAAATACCTAAAACTTTGTCTAGAGTACAGATCACTACTGTACAGCAGCTTGAGTAACGAACGTCTCAACCATTGGTATAACAACCCAAAGGATTACATGAGTAAAGCCAAACAACGTGCACGGCTTGCACTCAAGGACCCATCCATTCCATTAACCACACTTGAACGGAGTTTTTATGATTGTTTCCGAAGAGCTGAAAACAAAGCTAAGGCAATGCAAAAACATGGAAGAAGTCCTGACCACGATCGTCAGTGATTGTTGGTTTGACTGGCAACAGGACGAAGCACTGGAGTGGGTCGATCAACACATCAAACACATTAGGTGTGTAAATGAAATCTGATTACTTCACAGCAACTGGTTTGTGGATTGAGCGCAAACACAACCGTGAGGGACATCCCATCACTTACACAGTTTGGAAACCTCACACCAGCTGTAGTTTTACGGACACTAAGAAAGCACTTAAGTTTATTTCTTGGCCTAAAGGTACACCCACAGGAGATTCACTACGTGATTGGTTTGCTTCATTTGTTGACAAGGACGCTAAGGCTGAACCTGCAACTGTCAACAAAGCTCAGATTGTTGCTGAGGGTTTCGGTCCTGAGGCACATGAAGAACCTAATGAAAACACTAAGATGATCACCTAATCCCGAAGTGCCACAAGACAGTACACAAGGACGTATCTAGTATAGGTTTGGGAGAGAACTTGGCCCCTGCTGTGTTGGCGGGGGTCTTTTTTTGTGTCTATACAATGTGAAGACAACCTGTAAAGCATGAAACAAACAAAATAGGTTTTTGCCTTGTGCCACTTTAACAATTGATTTATAGACTCACGGTCAATAGCCACTATGTTGTAAGTGCGGGAAGGGCATAGCTCAATTCCTGCAGAACCTAGAAAATTGAATATCTTCTTTTCACAATCACATGTAAAAACATGTCCACTTCTAATGCACCAGCTAACGATGGGAAAGCAAAAGCGTTGGATGAAGACTTTTTCATCCGTAATGCAATCCATTGTTGGTTGTATTACTTCGACGAAAAGCACAAATGGCACTCCATTTACAAGGACTTGGCAGAACGGGGATCCTATATCGGAGAACCCGCTAAACCAAAACCACGACGGGCTAGACGAGCTACTCGGAACCGAACTAAAGAGTTATGAAGTGTGTCTAAGTGACGAGAATATTTACATTCTTGCCGCCAGTCCTGAAGATGCCGCCTGGCACGCCTTAGAACTGTCCAATGACAAAGCTTCAGAACTATTAGACGTACGGTTAATCGATGAGTAAGTATTTCCCGAATAAATGGCGTAAGTACAAGGAAACCCCAGCCAGTATGTTTCAATCCATCTTCTACGAAGATTTTATGGAATGGAAGGTTGCTGGTTGGGAACTTCCTGTGGACGTTACATGTGTCATTCGTGCCACAAATCTTGAAAACAGCAAAGTCACTGAACATGTATACAAACGCATGTCATACGCTGAAAACAAGATTAAACAATACATGACCTACAAAACGCACGAGTTAATTGTTTGTGCTGAAGAAGCGTTGTACTACGTGCACCCCGAGCTATCACAGGAGTTTGATGATGACTGATTTGCAATTTGCACGGCTCATCACTGAGTTGGATAAACATCCACACAAAGAAGAAATTATTGAGTTAATGCACGAACAAATCGATGACATGAACTCAGTTAAATACCTACCAGAGGATGCCGACACCATTTGAAATTGATCAACAAATTGCCCTTGAACGAGAACAAATCCGACAAGGACTGGATCATCTACATGCAAACACACGCAACCTTGAGGAAAAAAGCTATGCAAGTTCTTCCGTTTACGGGGTGGCTTCTATTAGGGACCTTATCCCTCACGTGGTGGGTCGTATTGATGCAACTCGGCTACGCTTGATCAAAGGACAAGCGGGTGTCAACTTCAAAGAAATTTATGAGTATCTCAAAGACTTAGAACCTGAAGCCGCAGCAGCTATTGCTTGCAAGATCACGTTCGACAAAGTCTTTAGCACTAAATCGAAAGCCAATCTTGTATCAAGCGTCACAGACGCCATCGGCAAGGCTATCGAAAACGAGTGCATGATGAGGCACTACGAAACGAACGTGCCAGGGTTACTTCATAGCCTGAAGGAAAACTATTGGCACAAGTCTATTGGCACACATCAGAAGGTGGTTGTCATACGGACTCTGATGAATCGATGTGATGTCGAACATTGGAAAACGTGGGGACGTGCCAACCGCATCCGGTTAGGTGGCTGGCTGCTTGATTGCATATGTCTGTCTTCCAATTGGTTTATGACAAACATGCAGCGAGAGGGTCGCAAGACTCGCACGTACGTTGTACCTACACCTGAATTCATAGCCATTAAAGACCAGGTGATGGCAACGGCTGAACTATTCAGTCCGATTGCTTGGCCGATGCTCATTGAACCTAATGATTGGTCTAATGAAACTCAAGGTGGATACATCTTGAACGAGGTCATGAAAGGCTATGACATGGTACGACGCGGTAACCCCTCCCGTATACAGGGAGAAACACCAATAGCTTTTTTGAACAAGATTCAAAAGGTTGCCTACACCCTAAACCAATTTGTAGTGGGCGTTGCTGAGACGCTCATGGCAAAGGGTATAGCTGTTGGAAAGTTTGTTCCTGTGGTTGAGATACCACTGCCACCAAAGCCTGTAGACATCGCTGAGAACTACGACTCTCGGAAGGATTACAGGCGACGTGCAGCAGAGGTTATGAACCTCAATTCACAAGCATTCCAAAAGTCTTGTAGGACACGGATGACCATGAATGCTGTCAAAGTATTTAAGAACAAAAAAAAGTTCTTTATTCCTTGGTCGTTTGATTATAGATCCAGGGTCTACCCAATCCCTGCGTTCTTGACACCACAAGACACAGACTTTGGAAAGTCATTACTTAAGTTCCATGTGTCAGCCTTTGTCACCCCAGAGTCTGAACGTTGGCTAGCCTTTCAGGTTGCCACAACATATGGTCTTGATAAAGACACAATGCACGATAGACAGGTCTGGGTTGATAACAACCACGATCTAATTAAACGTGTAGCCACAGATCCAATTAGCAACTTACCTGAATGGGAAGCTGCTGATGAACCTTGGCAATTCCTTGCAGCTTGTGAGGAATACTATGCTTGTGTCATAGATTGTAACCGTCAGTTTACAAACTTGATGGTTGCCACAGACGCAACATGCTCAGGTTTACAAATCTTGGCAGGACTTGCACGCGACAAATCAACTGCAAAGTTAGTCAATGTTGTCCCAGGTGACAAACCACAGGACGCATACAAAGTTATAGCTGAACAAGCAAAACCAGACGTTCCAGAAAGGATCCAACCTTTCATGGATCGGAAGGTAACCAAGCGAACAGTTATGACAATTCCTTACAACGCTAAGCCTTATTCCAATAGGTCATACATTCGTGATGCCTTAAAAGAAAAAGGTGTTGAAGTCAAAAAGGAAGAACTGACAGCAGTAGTCAAGGCTGTTAGAAATGCTATGGACGAGGTTGTTCCTGGTCCGATGCGTGTAATGAAGTGGATTGAAAAGGAAGTAGCTGCTGCCATTGATCGTGGTGAACAACAAATCGAATGGGTAACACCGTCTGGTTTTATTGTTACACAACGTCTTATGAAATATCAAACCCAGCGTATTGATCTTCAATTACTGGGTAGATGTCAAGTCAAAGTTGCTACGGGTGACACCGACAAAGTTGACAAAGCACATCACAAAAACGCTACTGCTCCGAATCTTATCCACAGTCTTGATGCAAGTCTCTTGTGTCTATCTACATTCCGTTTCGACGCACCGATTTCCCTCATACACGACTCGGTTCTATGTCGTGCTACTGACATGGGTGTTTTATCAGCCATCGTTCGAGAGACATACATGCACCTATTTGCGGAGCATGACTACCTCACAACATTTGCACAACAAATCGGTGCAGAAACAAAACCTCCAATTATCGGTGACTTAGAACCGTCAACCGTAATTCATTCCACCTACTTTTTTTGTTAATGGCCCGCACCATTTTTAAAACTGAAGAGCCTGTCATTCTTGAAGGCTTTCAAGCTGTACTCAAACCAAACAAATTTGGCTTCAGTCTTTCTGCCATTGTCGATAATGACATGGTTGATCAACTTGAAACTGATCGTCCAGGCAGTCTTGCATGGGCTGAGTCTAAACTAAAAAACCCTAAGCGTTCTACCCTCAAGCCTGAACCTTGGGAGGAAGTTGCACAGGGTAAATACAAAGTCAAGTTTTCGTGGAAAGACGAGACCAAACCTGTCATTGTAGACACTGAAGGGACTGTTATTACTGATGACAACATCCCAGTGTACAGCGGCAGCAAAGTCAAGCTTGCCTTTTACCAAAAGCCATACGTTTTAAAGGATGGTGTCACCTATGGCACTACTCTTAAACTAGTCGGTGTTCAGATTGTCTCGGTTTCATCCGAAGCTGGTACAGATGTCGGTGATATGGACGACACTGACGTTGCAGATTTGTTTGGCAAAACCAAAGGTTACAAGCAAAGCGAGCCTAACGTTGTCAACGACGTCAGTAATGGCGAAGCCTTTGATGATTTCTAATGGCGTTCAGGTCAAGGCTTGAAGAAAAGGTAGCTGACCTGTTGGTTGACCTTGACGTCAAGTACCAATACGAAACTGTCAAGGTTAATTACACCATTGCCCACATCTACAAACCAGATTTCATTCTTCCTAACGGGGTGCACCTGGAATGTAAAGGGTATTGGGACAGCAAGGATAGGCGCAAGGTTAAAGCAGTCAAGGAACAAAACCCTGACCTTGACCTTCGCATGGTCTTTCAAGCTCCTTACAACACAATATCTAAAAAATCTAAAACTACTTACGCCCAATACTGTGAGCGAATAGGCATTTTATGGTGCTCTTTCAAGAACATCCCGGTAACGTGGCTCATGTAGAGAACGAATTTATACGGCACATTTCGTGCCCCAACTGCGGTTCCTCTGACGCCAACGCGATTTACACCGATGACCACACGTTTTGTCACAAGTGTCACCACCGCACGCACGGTAGTGGCACGCCGTCCTTTCACAATCACACAATGTCTGCCGTCGATCTTCAAGGTTCAGCTTCAAGGTTGGCTCAACGAAAGATCAGCGAAAAAACAGCTGAACTCTTTAAAACCTACAAGGATGGACAAGTTCTTCGGCATTATTATTATGATGTGGATGGAAAGTTACTTGGGGCTAAGGTAAGGACAAAGGACAAAGACTTTCGTTGCGAAGGGGAAGTCAAAACTTTGTTCGGTATGCAAAACTTTCGCCACAAGACTACAAGCAAACAAAAAAAGCTTGTAATCACAGAGGGTGAAATGGATGCAATGGCTTGTTACGAGGCACAGCCTTGGGACGTAGTCAGCATCCCTAACGGTGCAGCCGCGGCCAAAAAAGCAATTCAACATAACTATGAATGGATTGCACACTACGACAAAGTAGTTTTATTTTTTGACAACGATTCTGCCGGTGTACAGGCGTCAAAGGATGCTGCAGGTGTCCTTCCACCTGGTAAAGTCTTTATAGGCTTTCTAGACGATTACAAGGATGCCTCAGAGGCTTTAGCCGCAGGTGATGCAGAAGCTGTTAGAGCTGTCTGTAATTACAACCACCAACAATACACCCCTGATGGCATTATTGATGCCAAAGACCTACTAGAAGTTGTAACCACCCCCTCACCAGCAGCTGACCATGACTACCCATTTCAAGGACTACAAACAAAGCTTCACGGGATCAGGTTTGGCGAGCTTACAACAATTACTGCGGGGTCTGGCATCGGAAAAAGCTCCTTCTGTCGTTCAATTGCAACTGACCTTCTTAATAAAGGAGAACGAGTCGGTTATTTGGCACTCGAAGAATCTAACCGCCGTACTGCTCTCGGACTCATGTCATCAGCAGTCGGAAAATCCCTCCATATTGGAGAGCACAACAAACGAGACCTGACAAATTATTTTGACAAGACTATAGCTACTTGGAACCTTCATTTGTTTGACGGTTTTGGTAGTTATGATCCTGATCACATTTACAACCGTATTGAGTACATGGCAGCGGGTTTAGAGACTCGTGTTGTGTTCCTTGATCACCTAAGTATTCTTTTGTCTGGTCTTGATGGTGACGAGCGGCGAATGCTGGACATCACCATGACTCGTCTTCGCAGTCTGGTGGAACGAACTGGTATTGCCATGTTTTTGGTGTCACATCTCCGCCGTACAACACAATCGGATAAAAACCATGAAGAAGGAGCAAGAGTTACTCTCGGCCAGTTACGTGGCTCAGCTGCAATTGCTCAGCTCTCAGATAGCGTTATTGCACTCGAACGAAACCAGCAGAGTGGATCTAAACACGATGCTACGACAGTGCGAGTCCTTAAAAATCGGTATTCTGGCGAAACTGGCATCGCGTGTTTACTAGATTACGATTTATCCACCTGTAAATTTAATGAAACTAAATCAACAACGGAGCCTGAATACATTCCAGATTTCTGAACTTAAACGACCTAACCCACCCACACCTGAAATGGTGAAACGTGCACAATTTGTTGACAAGACTTATGTCTGGAAACACTCTAGTATTCGATCTAGAAAGCAACGGTCTTCTAAATGATGTTACCAAGATCCACTGTCTTGTTATTCATGAGCAGGAAACTGGTGAGACGATTGTTTACAACGACCAAGGTAACGCTGAGCCGATCACCCGTGGTGTACAAAGGCTCGAAGATGCTGACGTCATTGTTGGACACAATGTCATCGGTTACGACATCCCCTGTCTTCGCAAGATTTACTCGTGGTTCTCACCAACCGCCATGGTTGTAGACACTTTGTTGTTGTCGCGTCTGTATCACACAGATATGATCAAAGTTGATCAAGACCGTAACTGGGACCAAATGCCACTACAACTATACGGTAGGCATTCACTTGAATCCTACGGGTATAGGTTGGGAGAATACAAAGGGTCCTTTGGAAAAAACACTGACTGGCAAGAGTGGAGTCAAGAGATGCAAGATTATTGCGTACAAGATGTAAACGTCACTCGCAAACTATGCGACCACTTCCACAAATACCTGAGTTCGTAAAATTAGAACACCAGGTTGCCCAACTTCTCACCCAACAAGAACTTCATGGATGGTATTTTGATGAACGCGCTGCATGGGAATTGTCATCTTCTCTCAGAGCAGAACTTGAAGAAACTTGTGCAGTATTACGCGACGGGCACGCTTACGCACCAAGATCGGAATTCACTCCTAAGGCAAATAACAGACGCTACGGGTATATCGCCGGAGCAACATTTACCCGCATCACTGAACTTAACCCCACATCACGGGACCATATTGCATGGTTCTTGGGAGAACATTACGGATGGAAACCAACATTACGAACAGAAACGGGCAAAGCAGTAATCGACGAGAATGTACTCAAGGAAGTTGCTTCGAGTGGGATTACGATTGCCGAGGGCTTTCTGAAGTGTCTAACTATTACAAAGAAATTGGGGATGATCTCGCAAGGCACGAACGCATGGCTCAAGCTATGTACGACTGCTAGTCGAGTACATCATCACTGCTCAGTTGCAACTAACACACATCGTTGTGCACATCGTAAACCGAACATTTCTCAGGTAAGTTCTGATCATGACTGTAGACAACTCTTCAAACCAACGCCAGGGAACATCATGGTTGGTGCCGACCTTGCTGGTATTGAACTTAGGATGCTCGCTCATTACCTTGCACGCTATGACGGGGGTCGCTACGCGGATATTCTCATCAATGGCGACATTCACCAAGTTAATGCCGACAAAATTGGAATCTCCAGACGTGCTGTCAAAACCGTTAGCTACGCCTTCCTTTATGGAGCCGGAGACGTCAAAATCGGACAATCTTTTGACTCTACCCTAAAAGACACAGCTGCAAAGAAAAAAGGTACAGAAATTAGAAACGCATTTGTGTTAGCTATTGATGGTCTTGCAGAATTACTTGCAGCAATTAAAGAGTCTAGCCAAAGAGGTTACGTAAAATCTATTGACGGAAGACCAATTAAAGTTGATAGTCAACACAAAGCACTTAATTATTTACTGCAGTCAGGCGCTGGCGTCATTGCAAAACGCTGGATGGTACTGAACGATACAGCAACAAAAGAACTGGATATACCGTGCAATCAGCTCGCATTTATCCACGACGAACTGCAGTTTGAAACTCACCCAAATTATGCAAACTCCTTATCAACTTGCCTCGAACGTACTGCAGCAGATGCAGGACAATACTACAATCTCAGAATACCAATCGCAGCAGAAGCCAAGCAAGGATACAGTTGGGCTGACGTTCACTGACCCTTATGCCTGGGCTATCGGAATCTTCGAAGGTGAAGGTTGTCTCACTTATAAAAAATCAAGTGATTGTTGGGAGATGAAAGTTAAAATGACTGACATGGATGTTCTGTGGTCATTTTACGAAGCTATCAATTGCGTCGGAAAAGTTAGTGGTCTTCGTAAATATCCTTCAGACAAAGAACACCACAAACCTCATGGTCTTTGGTCTTTGCACCGACGTAAAGACATTCACGATTTGATCATCCGTTTCTATCCCTACATGCACGAACGTCGCCGTGCTAAGTGCGACGAATTCTTTGCCTGGTACCACTCTAAAAAATGAAACTGCTAGTTGACGCTGACTTTATTGTCTACAAATGCTGTGCTGCAGCAGAGGATGAAATTGATTGGGGTGACGACGTTATTGTTGTCATCAGCAGGTTTAGTGAAGCACTGAAAAGTGTTGAGCGTGAACTGACAAAGATCAAACAGCACTTCATGTGGGACACGCCAGAAGTGATTCTGTTTTTTAGTGACTCTAAGAATTTTAGAAAAAAAATTTACCCAGATTACAAGGGTCACCGTAATCGAAAAAAGCCTTGTGGTTATAGGCGAGTTATCAACAAACTTGATCAACGTTACAAAGTAGTTCGCATTCCTGAACTAGAAGCCGACGATGCTATGGGTATCTACGCAACCTTTGAACCTGGCAACATCATTGTCAGCCCAGACAAAGACATGCGTCAAATCCCTGGCAAACTATACAACCTTGATGAAACCATTGACGTTACAGAGGAGGAAGGTATGCGTTGGCATTTGATTCAAACACTTGCCGGTGACCAAACAGATGGATATGGCGGCGTTCCTGGTATTGGCGTTAAACGTGCTATTGCTTTGTTAGACAAAGATGGTTACACATGGGACACAGTTGTCAAAGCTTTTGAGTCCAAAGAATTGGGTGAAGAAACAGCTTTGATGAATGCACGTCTTGCAAAAATCTTACAACATACTGACTATGACGCCATCAATGAACGAGTCATACCATGGCTACCCGCCACCGCCAGTAATCGAACTGACGATGGAGCAACAGTTCAAGCTTCGACAGATTGAAGACTTGTTAAAAAACGCTGACAAAAAAGATATTATTACTGTTTACCTTGCCCTGCAAAAGCAGAACTTCTGCCTTGCAAACACTGTTACCAACCTAGTTAAAAAATGGCCCAGCCGTCCCCTTCTCACTACATCCGAGGAAGCATAGAGGTATGGGATTTTATCCGCGATCAACAACTCAGTTACCATCTCGGCAATGCTATTAAATATATTTGCCGTGCCGGTTACAAAAGTCCTGACACAAAGGTTGAAGACCTTAAAAAAGCTATCCACTACCTTGAAAATGAACTCTTACATTCATCGCAGCCTGATGACGATGGCCGAACAGTTCCGCTCAGCATATATTTTGATGACTGGGAAAGAACAGCGTTCGATTCAGAAATCTTTGATCGATGAAGAATGGTCTGAATTCCATGAAGCTTACCACATGAAAGATGATTGTGAGCAACTGAAAGAACTAGCAGACCTTGTATATGTTTGCTACCAATTTGCTGCATCACAAGAATGGGATCTTGACGAAGCAATGTGCCGCATCCATGATTCAAACATGTCAAAACTTGATGAGCACGGCAAACCAATCTACCGTCCTGACGGGAAGGTCCTAAAAGGACCAAATTATAAAGAACCTAATTTGCAAGATCTTATTATCGAATGACCACCTCACTTATTTCTCGCACGGGACGTGTCCAATCTTGGTTGGATAACCCAACGTCTAGGTTGCCGGTGTCGTGCACGGTTTTTGTCGTCCAAGATTCTATGGAGGGAACTGATGGAATCGAAGCAAGCTGGAGATTTGCTTCTTATGCTTTACGAAATGGAGCAGGCTGCGCGGTCCACTTGTCGGAACTGCGACCCAAAGGAACGGAATCAACAAAAGGAAATGACAAGCTTGTTGCAAGCGGACCAGTATCATTCGCCAAAATCTACAGCACCTTAAATGAGATCCTGAGGAGGGGGGGCACCTACCGTAATGGCGCGATAGTGTGCCACCTCGATCTCCGGCACAGTGATGCTCTTGAGTTCATTACTGTCTCACGATCAGAGTTGCCTTGGGTCAAGCGATGTATCAACATTACTGATGAATGGTGGCAAGAATGTACATTTAAAGATAAACTTCTCTTCGCTATTAAGTCTGGAGATGTATGGTTAAACAAAGTAAAGTATGACAAAGAAGGAACACGGATCCGAGGCAACGTCTGTTTGGAAGTGTATTTGCCCTCACGCGGAACATGCTTGCTGCAGCACGTCAATCTCGGTGCCTGTGAGTTCGACGAAATCCCAGGAGCTTTTGTTCAGGGCATGTCGGAGCTGTGTACCCTCCATGCTAGAACTGGCGTTGGCGATTCAGGAGAATATCTACCGTCAGAAACAGACCGACAAGTCGGACTTGGGATGCTTGGACTGGCAAATCTCCTACGGCGGTACGGAGTAACCTATGAGCAATTTGGCATTGCTTTGGAGCAGCACAATGCAGGCGAAGTGGTACGCACACCAGCCTATGAATTGGTTTCTAAGTTTGTCGTTGGTATCGAGTCTGCCGCAGCAATGGCTAGGTCTCATAATATGGTACGGGCCTTTGCTATTGCACCTACTGCCTCCTGCAGTTATCGAAGCAAGGATCTTGATGGTTATACTTGCACACCAGAAATCGCCCCGCCTGTTGGACGTACAGTAGACAGAGATAGTGGCACTTTCGGTGTCCAAACATATGAATATGGTGATGTAGAAATTTGTTCAGAAGTTGGTTGGGTAAACTATAAACGTGTTGCTGATGGCATCATGTCTTTGCTTGACCGTACGGGACTTCTTCACGGGTATAGCTTCAACAGTTGGAGTGATGTCGTTACATATGACGAAGCCTTTATTGAAGAGTGGTTAGATTCCTCGCAAACCTCCCTTTACTATTCACTCCAAGTAATGGGGGACACACAAGACAAATCAGATGTCTATGCTGCTTTGCAGGGAGACATTGACGATTATCTTGAAGACCTATTTATGGAGTCATCTAATGAACCACAATGTGACTGTCAAGAATGAACCCGTATCAAAAACTAATCGAACGAAAAAGAACATGGACACCAGTACAGACGACTGCTGGTACAGTAAAGGAGGGGGCACAAGAAGTATTACAACGTGCCCTTGCCATCAGACATATGGAACTGCCTGTGGGAGAGTTTATCAATGAAGCTCTTGCTACCGAAGTACCGTCGTTGGCGCGTGAACTTCTACTCTCCAACGTCAAAGACGAGGAAAAACATGATCTCGCACTTAATTACATTGCCAATGCTCACGGGGTTAATGAAAAAGCTGAGACCGAAGCGTTACGGTTACGTGATGCTTGGACAGCGCATCCAGATCATACGATCACTAAGGCCATGGTCGCTGAGCGTGCAATTTTCTTCGTTCTTCTACCACTCTTCCGCGCTGTTGGTGACCCTGGAATGCGAACAGTTTCCGCAGACATAAGCAGAGATGAACAAATTCACGTGGCTGCCAATAGTTTGGTTCATAGCGAGCTGGGGTATAACATCAGTCCTTCTCTTGATCGTCTCAGGAAGGCAACTATAAACTGGGTTCTGCAGCCGCTGTCTGCAACAAACCCTGATAAATATTTAAACAAAAAATTTTGGCTAGATTCTAGCGATCGTTTGATGTATGAGGGCAAAGCTCCTGAGCTTACTTTTACACGAGCATCACGAGTTCCAGCTTTCTTTGAACATAGCAACAATGACCTCCCCCAATATGCTTGAAGTCCTGGGGATGAACTCCCAGGGTCTTGTCCATGCACTTGAGGAATCTTTCCCACCTACTAATCCAACACCTGACGATACAATAGAAAAAATTATGTACAGATCTGGTCAACGCAGTGTTGTTGAGTGGATCATTCAATACATGGAGGAAAACTAATGGCTAAAAAAACCCGTTACTCATCTAACAACATAATTGCTGACTATCAGCGGACACAGAAAAGTAAAAGTCTCAAAAAAAGTGACCCAAAAAAATACAAGCGTCAGAAATTTATCAGCAAGATTAGTTCAGACGGTAAGATTAGTCAAGAAGAAGGTCAGAAAGCTGCAAAAAAAGGTATCAGTCTTCTAGCAATTCAGAACCAAAACATCGGTGATTACAGAGAAGCAGCTAGAGGGTTTGATAGTAGATCTAATCGAACTCAGGTTAGGAATCCTGCTGCTTCAAGACCTACATTTGAACCACTAAAAATTAAAGGTAGTGCAGCACGTGCACTAGCCAATCAACCCAGCAGTCAACCAAGTAAGTCACAAACTAAAAAACGATCAAAATCAAAACAGGATGGGAATACTGTTACATCAAATATTCCAGAGTACATACCACAAAACGAGCAACAACAACCGGCGGAGCAACAACAACCGGCGTTTGATACTAGTGGTTTTGAAAGTCAAATTGGTAACCTTAATAGTCAAATAGCTGGTTTGACTGCTGGTTTCCAAAATCAACTAGGAACTTTGCAATCACAGATGGAGCAAGAACGTGCTGCATCCGCAGCAGCGATGCAAGAAATGCAAGGTTCTTTCCAGCAGGCTTTGGCAGCACAGGGTCCACGTCAGCAAGTAGAGGGAATTAGGTTTGCTAATCGTGGTACTGGTGGTGCAACTCAGCAGCAACTGCAACGTGGAGGTCTTCGTGGCACCTTTGGTCGGGCTGGTGATCGCTTCATGAAAATTTCTTCACTCAATGTATAATGTCAGCACGTACACGATATGATTATTTAACTAGCGATCGTTCCCAGTTTCTTGAAGAAGCACGTCAAGCATCAGAACTGACACTTCCATACTTGATTCGTGGTCATGAAGAATATACCATGGGCATGAAACAACTTAAGACACCTTACCAAAGCGTTGGGGCGAAGGGTTGTGTTGCGCTGGCATCTGCGTTGATGTTGGCTCTACTCCCTGTACAAACCAGTTTCTTTAAATTGCAGCTTGATGAAAGTCAGCTGGGTCGAGACTTCGGACCACAAGTTAAATCCGAACTTGATTTGTCTTTTGCAAAGATTGAGCGTATTATTCTTGAATCAATTGCAGCGTCTGATGACCGTGTTGCGGTGCATCAGGCTTTGTTGCATTTGGTTGTAGCAGGAAACGCTATGATCTTTATGAGCAAGAATGGATTAAAAGTCTATCCTTTGAATCGCTACGTTGTGGATCGGGACGGCAACGGTCAAGTAGTTGAAATAATTACAAAAGAACGTATTTCAAAACAAATCCTTCGGGATCAATTACCTAAAGATTTTTTTGCTGACAGAAAAAGTGTTAGAGAAGATGGATCATACGCTGATGACATTGATGTCTACACACATGTCAAGCGTGACAACAACCGTTTTGTTTGGCACCAAGAGGTATCTGACAAAATCATCAAAGGTTCACAAGGTAAATCGCCACTCAACAACACGCCTTGGATTGCCCTTAGATTCAACACAGTCGATGGTGAAAGCTATGGACGTGGCAGAGTTGGTCAATTTATTGGTGACCTTAAATCGTTGGAAGGTCTTAGCCAAGCTTTGGTAGAAGGCAGTGCAGCAGCCGCTAAGGTTGTATTTACTGTCAGCCCTTCTAGTACAACTAAACCTAGCACCCTTGCTGCTGCAGGTAACGGTGCAATCATTCAGGGTCGTCCTGATGATGTAGGTGTTGTGCAAGTTGGTAAGACTGCAGACTTCCGAACTGCATTTGAAATGACACAAGTATTAGAACGTCGTCTTAGTGAAGCGTTTCTAATTCTTAACGTCAGACAGTCAGAACGTACAACTGCAGAAGAAGTACGTATGACACAAATGGAATTGGAAAAACAACTTGGTGGACTGTTCAGTTTGCTGACTGTTGATTTCCTTGTTCCGTACCTAAATCGTAAACTTAGTGAAGCACAGCGTAAGGGTGAAATCCCACGCATTCCTAAAAACATTGTCAAACCTACTATTGTTGCAGGTGTCAATGCACTAGGCCGCGGCCAAGATCGTGAAAGCCTTGGTTCGTTCTTGACAACACTGGCACAGACTGTAGGACCTGAGGCTATTGCACAATTTATTAACACTGATGAAGTCATCAAACGTTTAGCTGCATCGCAAGGTATTGATGTACTGAATCTTGTACGTTCTATGGCAGAAGTACAAGGTGAACGTCAGCAAGCAATGCAACAACAAATGCTTCTTGAACAACAGAAGCTTAGCGTTGATGCAATGAAAACGCCAATGATGGATCCAACAAAGAATCCACAAGCAGCACAACAACCACCTGAAGAAGATCTACCCACCTAACTATGGCTGAAGTAATGTCTATGATCCCGGAAGAAAATGGTCCGGGTGAACTTAATGCAGATGAACAAGAATCTCTACAAGTAGGCGAAGAACTAGAGGCACAGCATGAACAAATGCTGGCTGGCAAATATAAGAACGCAGAAGAACTTGAGTCTGCATACCTTGAACTGCAAAAAAAACTTGGTACTGATGATGAAGAGTCAGAAGAACAAGTAGAAGATGAGCAGCAGACTGAAGAAATCGACAGTGATTTGTTTGATCGTCTTTGGGAAGGTGAGCTAAACAACGAGTTTAGTGATGACATCCTGGACGAAATTAGTAATGCAGATCCGACTGAACTGGCACAAATGCACCTTGACTACCGTCGTCAGATGGAAGAAAATGCAGCTGAACCTATGACCGAAGAGACTGCAACGCAGCTTAAAGGCATGGTCGGTGGTGACCAGCAATACGGTAATCTACTTGGTTGGGCAAAAGATAATTTTTCCGAACAAGAGATTAATATGTATGATGCGATTATGGACAGTGGAAACACTGAAGCTGCTTTCTTTGCCATCCAAGCACTCGCCCTTCGGTACCAAGATTCAATCGGTACTGAAGGCGAGCTGATACAAGGACGTGCTGCCACGGATTCTGCTGATAGTTTCCGTAGTCAAGCTGAACTTGTCAATGCTATGAACGATCCTCGTTACGAGCGTGACGCTGCATACAGGAACGACATTATGCGTAAGCTCGAACTATCTGACATTGATTTTTAACTATGCCTGACGGACCTGGAACATACGGCTCCAAAGTGGGTCGCCCTAAAAAGAAAAATAAAAAACTGTCAACTAAGCAACAGAAGATTGCTGGCATGGCTGGCAACAAAATGAAGATTGACGGTGCTGACTTTAAAGCACTACGCCGTCGTCGGGGTATGGGCTGATGAAAAAGCATCGCGTTGACCAAAAAGCTTTTAATAGTAATTTTGTTTCACAGTCCTTTGATATTGGCCCAGGCCACAAAGGTGCACAGAAGAAACAGAAGATCTACAACAAAGGCAAAAGCACTGACAACTCTAACGAAAAAGATACTTTTCTTCGTCGGACAGGACCACAGCTTCCTTTAGCAAAAAAGAAATCTAAAAAAAAGTATGGCTAAACCTGGACTCTACGCTAACATCCACGCTAAGCGGCGTCGTATCGCCGCAGGCAGTGGGGAGAAGATGAGGACGCCGGGCTCTAAAAAAGCACCGACTGCCAGCAACTTCAAACGTGCTGCCAAAACCGCTAAAAAACGCTACGCTTAACATGAAACCCATTGCTTTCCTTCCCGCAGCACTTATTGCTGTTACAGCTCCTGCCACTGCAGGACCATATTTGAACGTCGAAGCCAACTCTAGTTTTGCCGGTTCTGATTATGGTGTCACTGTTATCGACAATCACGTTGGTTACAAAAAGGACAACTGGTATATTCAGGCAGGGCCTGCAATCGTTGCCCCTGATAATGGTGACACTGAGCTTGAATTGTCAGGCAAAGTTGGAGGATCGGCCGATCTCTTTGATAGTGTGTCCGCATATGCTGAGGCATCTTTTATGACCTCAGATATTGACAATCTCTTTGGCACTAAAATTGGATTTGTTTACGAGTTCTGATTAAAGTCAAGCCGTACGTTCATCCCATTATTGGGACGCAGGCAACCTAACCATGGAACGGGGGGTAGGTTTTTTCTGAACTAATCATGTCTCAAATCGAAATCCGTCAGCGCATCCGTGAACAGCAAGCCAAGCAAAAAGAAATTGTCTTAAAGTATCGGGGCGTTTCTTACATCCTTAAGCGCACCATTGCAAACTGCACATAACTAAAAATTTATTATGCCACATCAATCTAAGGTTGCTAAGGCTGCTATCACTAAGATGACTCCTGATTCTGGTGATGTAGTTTTCAATCGTTGTGGTCACTGTGGTGACAAAAAACCACAATGTCGCAAACAAAAGAAGTGTCTTAAAGGACTTTTGTAAAAAGCTTGGGAGGCACCTCAAAGTCGGACCTCCCTTGCATTGGCGTTGGCCTTCTACGGAAGACACCCTTCGCCGTCTAGACGGTGGGATAGACCACAAAAATTTTTCCAAACGTTTGGAGACTGTTTATACACAATTATTAGTACCTAACAAATGGCACATCAGTCTTCTGATCTGACCACTTCCCTAACTAGGGCTGGTCAATCAAACTCCGCGGGAGACGCCCGCGCTCTCTACTTGAAACTGTTCAGTGGAGAAATGTTCAAAGGTTTCCAGTACAATGCAATCGCTCGTGACCTGGTCATGAAGCGCACCCTGAAGAACGGCAAGTCTATGCAGTTCATCTACACGGGACGCACAACTGCTGAATTCCACACCCCCGGAAACGCTATCCTCGGTAACTCCGACGGTGCACCTCCGGTGGCTGAAAAGACCATCACGGTTGACGATCTGCTCATCAGCTCGGCTTTCGTGTATGATCTTGACGAGACTCTGTCTCACTACGATTTGCGTTCTGAGATTAGCCGTAAGATCGGCTACGCTTTGGCCCAAAAGTATGACCGTCTTATCTTCCGTGCTGTCACCCGTGGCGCACGTGCTGCATCCCCGGTTACCAAGTCTAGTTTTGTTGAGCCCGGCGGCACCCAGATTCGTGTTGGCACCACTGCTAACGCTTCTGATGCTTACAATGCTCAAAACCTGACCACCGCTTTCTTCGACGCCGCTGCTGCGATGGACGAAAAGGGTGTGTCTTCTGAAGGTCGCGTGGGTGTTTTGAACCCTCGCCAATACTATGCACTGATCCAAGAGGTCGGTAACAACGGTCTGATCAACCGCGACGAGCAAGGCGCTGCGCTGCAAAGCGGCCAGGGCATTGTTGAGATTGCTGGTATCAAGATCTACAAGTCCATGAACATTCCGTTCTTCAGCCAGTATGGCACCAAGTACGGTACTGGTTCTGCGACTAACCCTGGCACCACTTCTCCTGGTAACACCGGCTCCTTCGTTGGTGAAGCTTTGGAAGATGCTGCTAACGATGTCACCGGCATCAACAACGAGTACGGTGAAGAAACCGAATTCGCTAATTCCTGTGGAATTATTTTCCAACGTGAAGCCGCTGGCTGCGTGGAAGCAATTGGTCCTCAGGTCCAGGTCACCAGTGGTGACGTCTCCGTGGTCTACCAAGGTGACGTAATCCTGGGTCGTCTTGCCATGGGCTCTGACTACCTGAACCCTGCATGTGCTGTGGAGCTGTACGCTGGTACCGCTTCTGCACCTGCTGCATTCTGATTATTTAAATCAACTTATACAGGGATCCTCCGGGGTCCCTTTTTTTATTTTTATATGGCTTTTCCTACCACTAACTCGCAGCAAGAACTTTCCGCTGTGAATCAAATTCTGCAGTCATGTGGTCAAGCGCCTGTGACTACCCTAGATCAAACCAACCCGGACGTTGCGATTGCCTATCAGACTTTGCTTGAAGTCTCACGGGAAGTACAGGCGGAGGGATGGACATTTAACAAAGAGGGTCATTATAAAATGACTCGTAATAATGACAACGAAATTGCCATTCCCAATAATATTCTGCAGATTGATACAACCACTAACGCAGCCAACGTAGAACTTGACGTTATTCGTCGTAGCGGTAAGCTATACGACAAGGCACATCACACATACACATTTACGAAAGACATTGAGTGTGACATTGTTTGGCTATTTGATTGGGTAGATCTGCCTAAACCTATTGCAGATTTTATTACTGCACGTGCTGCATCGATTACGTCAAGTCGAATTGTTGGTGACGCAAATCAATATCAAATCCTTCAACAAAAAGAAGCATTTACCAGGGCTATGGCTATGGAATATGAATGCAATCAAGGTGACTATACGTTCTTTGGACATTCTGGAGAAACCAATCGTTACCAAAGCTATCAACCTTACAACGCACTTTATCGATAAATGGCATCAGTCACTCAGCGGATCGGAACCTACCTTGGTGGCGTGTCCAAACAATCAGATAATAAAATGCTGCCAGGTCAAGTCCGTGAGTGCTACAACGGATTTCCTGATGCTACATATGGATTAACTAAGCGACCTGGTTTTGAGCACATTCTTAACCTAGGTACTGGTACTACATACGATGGTGGTAAATGGTTTTACATTAAACGTGACGACGATGAAGAGTACATTGGTGTAATCAAAGGTACTGACATTGACATTTGGAACGCATTAACTGGCACTGCAGCTACAGTCACGTTTCCTAACGGCACTGGATACCTAGACGGGACTAAAGATAATTATGAAATCATTACTGTCCAGGACACCAGTATTATTATTAACAGCAAAGACAACGTAATTGCTGACACTGCTGTTTCTGACTCATCCTATAATCCACTTAGGTCAGTGTCTTTGGTGCTTGGTACTGTTATAAACGGCGCTGTTTATACAGTTGACATCACTGTTGGTGGTTCTACGCAAACAGCAACATTTACTGCAAGTAGTTCTAGTGATTCCACTGAAGTTCTTAATGCAATCAAGTCAGACATTGAATCAATGACTGGCAGCCATGCTGGTATTACTGTTACTAAATTTGCAAACGAGCTAGAGCTTGTCCACACTGCTGACATGGGCATTCATGCAGAAGGCGGTATTAATAACCTTGACTTAGTAGCAATAGAAGATAAGGTTACAAACATTAGTGACCTTCCTGTCCAATCTAGGCATGGAAGAATTATTAAAGTTGTACTGACTGGTGCAAATGATGCTGACTATTGGGTGAAATTTGTAGCACACAATGGTGTTGGCGGTGAAGGGTTTTGGGAAGAAACAATCAATCCAACAGTTTCAATTGGACTTGACAATTCCACAATGCCACATGAACTTGTCAACACAGCTACTAACACGTTTATATTTAGAGAAATTAATTATGTTGACAGGCAAGTAGGTGACGACCAAACTAATTCACAGCCTAGTTTTGTAGCTAATAAAATTACAGGTGGGTTCTTTCATAACAATCGCCTTGGCTTTATTTCTGGTGACAATGTCATTCTAAGTCGATCAGGTGATTTTTATAACTTCTTTTTTACCACCGCTCAGACTGTTATTGATTCTGACCCTATTGACATTAGTTGTTCTTCTATTCGACCTACGTCGCTAAGTGCTGTAATTCCTACAGCTCAGGGTGTTGTGTTGTTTAGTGAGAATCAACAATTTATTTTGTTTTCTGATACCGGTGTGTTGACACCTGGATTGGCAACAATTAGAACGCTTTCTAACTACCAGATGGATCGTAATATCCATCCTGTGGACGTTGGTAGTAACATCAACTTTGTTAGCAAGACACCTGGTTATAGCCGTGTGTTCAGCATGGTTACACGTGGTCAGCAAGAAAACCCACAAGTTTTGGACACTTCTCGTGTCGTAAAAGAATGGATTTCACCAAGCATTGATTTGATGGTTTCTAGTCCTCAAAACTCTTTGATTGCTTTAAGTGGTCAAAGCCTTAATGAAGTGTTTCTGTTCCGTTACTACAACGATGGGCAAACCAACCTAATGCAATCGTGGGTCAGTTGGTTAATGCCAGGTACTGTTCAGTTCCTTGCACCTGATTCTGACATTATGTACGCAGTGACTAAACAGGGTAACCAGTTTACACTGCTCAAAGCTGCACTTAGCCAAAGTCCTGAACAAGCTATTATCGTCAACAACGAAGGTGAAAAGGTCAACCCTTCTATTGACCTGTACAAAAACATTGCATCTAATGCAGTTGTTTACGATTCTGTTAATGACCAGACTAAATGCTACATACCGTACAATGACGTTTCGTCTTTGACACCTATCATTGTAATTAAAGGCGATACAAGTAGTGGTACATTTGTCGAGTCAGGCTTCACCCTTACACCTGAACGTGCGTCTGATACAAATGGTCCCAACTCCCCCAGCACTGAAACTTTCTTTATTATTCCCAACAAAAATTTGACAGCATCTGGTGAAGACGCTCTTGACGTTGCTGGTGATGTTATTGTTGGATTTAAGTATAATTTTGATGTAGAGCTACCTCGTACATACTACCGACCTGACAATAGAATTACAGATTTTACAGCTAATCTTACTATTGCACGTATGAAGTTTGCAGTTGGTTTGTCAGGTATGATGAGTTTCAAAGTTAAACAACAAGGCAGATTGCCATATAGTGTTGAGTTTACTGGTGATGGTTCTACCACTACCTACACTTTTAACAAACGTGATCTAAAGTTTGCTGACAGGTCTGATGTTAAAGTCAGTGTCAACGGTGTCAATGAGACGGGTTTTACCTTTACTAACGACACAACTATTGTCTTAACCACAGCACCCGCTAACAACGCTGCTATCAAGTTTTACATTGATGAATGGTTTGACATTCAACCTGTAGCAGAAGCAAACCAGTATCTTGCTAACGACGTACCTCTTAATAACGAAACTGTATTTACTATCCCCATCCATCAACGCACTGAAAACTTTAGACTAAAAATGTTCAATAACTCACCTTTTCCAGTTGCCGTTAATGCGATGATGTGGGAAGGACAATATACACCGCGATTCTATAGGAGGGCTTGATGTTTAACCCAAAACAAAATATACTGGATCAACAGCTTGAAGAGTCTGGTTTAGAGCTAAATATATTTAAGACTATTGGCGACATTTTTACAGGTGGTGCATCTACACAAAACGCACACGCAAAAAAAGTAGCAAAGGAAACTAATAAATATAACAAAGAGGTCTATGCATATGAAGGTGAAGAGCTAGAGCGTAGGTTTGAGCACGAAGTAAAAGGGCAAAAGATTTCTAAAAAAAATCTGAGGCGCGATCTTCAATTCCAAGCCAACAACCGTCAGCAGGATTGGAATACTAAAATGGCAATCCGTGATTTTGAGTTTTCTCAAGATATGCGGTCTTACAACCAATCCGTTGAGCAAGCTGTTCAACAAAAAGGTTTTAATTTTATTGCTAGTGAGTTTGCTAATCTTCAGGCAGACCGTAATTTGATGGAGCAGCAGATTGAGCTAGAGCTAAGTGGTCAAGAGACTCTTCTTAACTACACAGCTCAGGCACATGGTCTGATGCTCAAAAAGAAAAAACTTAAAGCAGGGGCTACTTCTCAACTGCGTACAGCTGGTATCTCTGCTCTCAAAGCTAAAGGTCAAGCTGCTGCACGTGGACAAGCTGGACGGGCTGCTGCTAAAAGTCTTAATGCTATTCAAGCTGAAGCTAACGCTGTAGAGAGTGACATTGTCAATGAACTGATGATTGATACAGGGCAGGTTGATATGGACCTTTTGGTTGCACGTCAGCAAAATATGCAGGACAATCTTGCACTTGAATTGAGTGAAAACAACCTAGTCGCTGCTGACAGTTTAAACCGAAGTCAAATTGCAATGCAAAGGCTGCAGGCTGACATAGACGCTGAGGCTAACATTATGCTGAAACCACAAATCTCACCACCGCTGCCTAAACCACTTGCACTGCCGTTCCCACAATACCAAGACATTTACAAGCCGAAGCAAGGTCCTAAACCAATGAAGAGCATTCCTTATCAAGCTAACTTGGCCGGTGCTTTCTTCCGTAATAGCATGCAAATTGCTTCACAAGTTGTTGGATTCACCAAATAAAACTTTCAACTATGCCTAAAAATTACAAGACATACTCTAAGCCGGGAAGTTTTAGTGAATTTCAAATTCGGGTTCCAGACCAAACGGCTAAGATTGAGCGACAAACAGAAAAACAAGTTCGTGGTGTACAACGTGCTCGTGAATTCGCAAAAGAAAACGAACAGATTTACTTGCGTGCACAACGCCTAGTCAACTCTGCTGAAGACGCTAACCGCGAAACCAACTACCGAATGCAGTCATTGCAACGGCAATCCTATAAGGATGCGTTGGATCGTGACTACAAAATTCAGATGGATAATCTGGATGCTGAAAACAAGTCAAGACAAACTGATCTAGCCAACATTAGTGCTTTTAGCCAAACTGCTTTTAGTATGCTTGGTGACTACATGCAGGAGCAAGAGGAGAAAAAGGTTGCTGCTGCTCATGACGTCATTTCAAGGACTGGTGTAACTTATGATCAAATGGTGTCGTACCAAAAAATGGACGACAATCTAACACGTTCAGAGTTTGCTGCACAAGACAGTGTCCAAGAAATGTTTGGACCTGATGCTGACACTAGCCTTATTGATGGCATGTTTGCGGTCTACCAAAACCGGAACACAAAACGTTGGGTACAGCATAAACAGTTATTTCAAAACAGCCTAAACAAATTTCCGGAGTTTCTTGAACAAAAGATCCGTGCTAAAGAGCTAGAACAAAACGCACCTATCACTGACTTTGACGCTTTCTTGACTGAAGCAAAGCGTGAGTTTATGGAGGTCAACTTTGTAGGTCAAGCACGTCCTGAAGTTCTTGCAGGTGCTGGTGTCTACGCGAAACTAGACGAATTGGTCGGTAACCGTCGTAACCTTTTTCTTAAAGACAGACGAGCACTGCAAGAAAAAGAACTCACACAAGACCGTCAAAACGCATTTGCTGTAGCTTTTAACCAAGCCCAAGTAGCAGGTTTAATTCGTTGGAACAGTACAAATCCTTCCTTTCAAAAACGGGAAGATCTTCGTAAGTATTTAGAAACTAAATCAAAAGAAAGTGGTGCTTATGCTCTCGAAGCTGGTGTCATCGATTCAATTCTTGATTATCCAGGTAGTGGTTCTAATGGACAAACACTGCGTAAATCATTTCCAACCTTTGCTGCTGAATTAGAAGACATTGAAAACAGCATTGTTACTAGACAAAACCAAGACGCTAACAGAGAGGAACAAGCAAAGCAGCTTGAATATGATGCTTGGGTTGTTGATGAAATGAACAGGCTTGGTGGTGACGGTGACTTGACCGATGCAGAAGTCAAAGATATTGAAAGCCGTGGCACTATTCTTTACTTTGGACGTGAGTCTAAGATGTTGCAAAATGCACGTCGTATCACTTCTGATGCACAGCGTTGGCGTCAAACAAAGGCTACTAACGACGAGCTGTATAAAACTGGACGTCTGACCATGGACATTGCTCTAGGTGGTCACTATGAAAGCCCTGAGGCACTAAATCGTGCTATGAACCTAGCCAAGCAATCTGATAGTTTGTTTGCAGATACAACGACACAGCTTCATATGTCAATGATTGAAAGCACTGTTAACAACAGTCCTGAAATTCTTGGCAATGTTAGAGCGTTTGGAGCATTAAATGAGGTTAACCACACCCTAGCAGTAAATAAATTCAAGCAAAACTATAGAACTTATTTGCAACAATTTTCAGCAGTCCCTGGTGCTACATTCGATAAGGCACGTGAGCAAGCATTGTCAAAAGTAAATATTGATATTCAAAACGCTCTAAAAGAGGGTTTGACAGAAACTGGCGCATTTAAAGAATTTATCATTCAATCACCAAACGAACAGCAGAAGCAACAGCTAAGTGCAGCCCAGACTACTGGTATTAAACAAATGAATAAAATTGGAGATATT